ACAGCAAGCTCGCCGCCGACGTGGACGATCTCGGCCGTGCCCTCGTGGCCCACCACATGGAAGACCTGGCGCGGTTAGGTGTCGAGCCCCCGCCGCCACTGGACGAGCCTTCGCGCGAGGCGTGGGATACCGCGGTCCCCGAAGACCTAGCCGGCGCGAACGAATCCCCGTCGCACCAGATGACGGCCTTGCAGGGGTCGTGGTGGCCGGGGCGCCTGACGCCGTTCCCGATCCAGCCCGACGACCCGACGCTGAACGGGATCTGGTACGGCAAGCAGGGATGGACGCGCACCGACAACGGCGCAGACTTCGGGACCCTCTGGCACGCGAACGGGTACAACCTCTTCGGAACGATCGACGGGCTTACCGCGTGGCGCATCGGCGACTTCGCGAAGGGGCGCGAGGGCCACTTCCTCTACCTGCGCTGCGTCCCGCACCTCGACACGACGATTCGCGACTGCCGCGCCTTCATCCTCGGCGGCCAAGCGATCCAACGCGAATGGCGCCTCACCGAGACCGACATTCCGCGCGGCGTGTGGGGAGCCTTCGGAGGGACCTTCCTCGTCGAGGACTGCGACTTCCGCGAGACGGGGCTCATCGAGCGTGGCGCCGCCGCGCGCGCGTCGTGGGCGCTCTCCCTCTGTAACACGGGGCAGCACACGATCGTTCGGCGAGTGACGCACGTCAACTACTGGGCGCCCGGTCCGCACGAGGGGAGCCTGTTCGTCGGCTACGGGCAGGCGGGGCTCCGCTCGCCATCCCTGCTCGTCGAGGACTGCGACTTCTGGTGCCGCGAGGGAGACCGGGCCGCGATCTTCCTCCAGGCCGTGAACGGGGCCACGATCCGCCGCACGACGCTCCGGGGATCGACCAATTACATCGACCTCGTGGACGACTGCGGAGCCCTCACGATCACGAACTGCCCGCAGGACATCCTCGTCCGGTTGAAGCACGCCAGCCAGCCGCACAACGCGCCCTATCGGACCGCCCTCTGCCCGGCTGGCAAGACGACCGTGGTAACGCCGCCCCCTTCCCCCGAGAGGGTGGCCCTTCGCTTCGAGGAGTCCCGGTATCCCGGGGCTTTCGTTCCCGTGTTCTCCGACTAGGGGGATCCAGTGACGCCGACGACCGCGCAGAGATCGACAAACGACACCAGAATCTGGCAGTTTCTCCAGGGGGCGTCTCTCCTGTTCCTGGGATTTATGGGGACCCAGTTGTGGGGAATGAATAGCAACCTATCGGGTCTCGGGTCTAAGGTGGATGGGATCCAAGAGACAACGCGCGATCTGTCGCGCCGAGTGACCGCCTTAGAAAAGGAGGTGTCGGGCCTCCGGTCCGAGGTGGCCGCGCTGAAAAAGTGAGGCCCCTGTGCGCCATGCGAACCTGCCGATTATCCTCCCGACGCTTACCCTCCTGGCCTTCTTCGGCGTGGGATACCTGCTCGTTGGGGTGAAGGCCAAAGTTGATACCCTCGTCGCAAAACCAGATCAGGAGCATCTAATTATGGAGCCCGACTCGACAACGCTCGAAAGCTCGTGGTGCTACAAGATGGATCGCGAGCCCCCGCAGGCCCCGCTCCACACCACGGTTACAGTCAAGACGTCGCGCAACCCTGGAGAAACCCCGGCGCAACAACTCGAGCGCCACCTCCAGCGCGTCGCCACACAGCAGGAAACCACCCCCGACAACTGCACGGACCACTGACCATGAAGTACCTCGCCCTCCTCCTCCTCCTCCCCCTTCTCTACGTCGTTGGCTCGTGCCGCTCGGTGGACACGCAGGAGTCGTGGGACAACATCGAGGCTTATCGCGCAAGCATCGAGGCCGACGGTCTCGTGACACCGGACGAGGCCGCAACGATGAAGGACATGCTCATCGCCCATTACAAACTCGAGCGCGACGACGTGGCCTCGACGGATTGGACCGAACTCCTCGCCACGGGCGGGGCGACCCTGCTCGCAAGCCTCTTCGCCACGAACGCCTACCGCAACCGCGGACTCCCCGGGGCGATGCGCAAGAAGGACGCGGCGAAAGCCTAATTCCACCTTACCTCGAACGCAGTAGCAGGAGACCGCCATGGTCGAACAGTCAACCGCCGGCAAGGCCGTCGGCGAGATGGGCATCGCCCGCAAGGCGATGGGCAAGACGTGGGAGCCCATCGACGACTTGATCGGCGGCACCCTGCGGATGCGGGAAGTCGGGCTCAGGCATCGGCGGCACCTACCGCAGTTCTCCAAGGAGACGGACGAGGGATACAGAGCGCGCGTCGAGTCGTCGTTCCTGCACAACTTCTACAGCGACACGGTCTCTCGTCTGATCTGCAAGCCGTTCTCTGAGCCCGTGGCGGCGGACAGAGATCGTCTCCCGGAGCACCTGCGCCCGCTTGTCGATGACATGGACATGAACGGGACGCCGCTCCAGCAGTTCGCCCAGGACTCGTTCTGGGACGCGGTCAACTACGGGATCTCGTTCGCGGTCACCGACTACACCGAGGTCCCCGAGAACATCGAGGCGCGGCAGTCGGGGACGATGCCCGACCGTCGGGCAGAGACGATGCGGAAGGCAAGGCCCCGGGTGATCCGTATCAGCCCCCCGAGCTATCTCGGAGCACTCACCCGGCGCGGCGAAGCCGGCGAGATGGTCCTGTCGCAGTTCCGGTATGCCGACACCCGCGTAGAGCAAGACGGGGCGTTCGGCGAGCGCGAGGTCCAGTACGTCGTAGTGCTCGCCGAGAACTACGTCCAGGAGTGGCGCAAGACCGAGAAGGACGACGAGTACATTCCCCAGGAGCCCAAGCCGCACACCTTCGGCCGTGTGCCGGTCGAGGTCTGGTACACAAACCGTCAGGGATACCTCTTCGCGAAGCCTCCACTCCTCGACCTCGCGTGGGTCACGATCGACCACTGGCAGAGCTACTCCGACCAGCGGAACATCCTTCACATCGCTCGCGTGCCGATCCTGTTCCGCAAGGGCGTCAAGATCAACGACCGGAATTCGGACGGCAAGACCGGCGGCGGCTTTGTGCTCGGTGCCGCTCGCGTGCTGACCGTGGAGTCCGAAAAGGCAGACTGCAAGTACGTCGAGCCCTCCGGCGGTGCGATCACGGCGGGCAAGGATCACCTGGAGATGCTCGAGCGCCGCGCCGACATCCTCGGCACCGATCCCCTGCGGACGAGCGGTCCCGCCACAGCGACCGGCGAGATGCGCGCGGAGTCGAAGGCCACGTGTTCGTTGCTGTCGTGGATCGAGGCGGAGGAGGACTTCCTCGTGGCCGTGTTCCGCGCGGCCGAAGCGTGGACCCCGAAGCGTGGGGCGATCCCGGAAGACTGGATCGTGCAGATTCACAAGGACTTCGACCTCACCGCGCGCGGGATCGAGGAGTACCGACTCATTCAGGAGGACGCGAAGATGGGCCGGATCACCGCGGCATGCTGCACGAGCGAGGGCAAGCGCCGCGGGATCTACCCGGACGAGTTCGATCCCGAGCGCGAGGCCAAACTCTCGGAGATGAGCCTCCCGCAGATCACGCCGACCGAGGACGAGCCTCCGCCCGACGAAGAGGGCGAGGCCACGGCAGCGTAGACATTGGCTGGCCAGCGCACACTACAGGATCGCGCCATCCGGCACGCGGCCATGATCTCGCGATACCGCGAGGGCGAGGCGAACCGGATCGCTCGGTTCCTTGAGCATGCGGTGCTCCCAGACCTCAAGGCCAAGCTGGAGCAACGGCTCAAGAGGATCAAGGAGCGTGGATACGACCTCGGCCCAGCGACGACGAAGCGGCTGAATGCCCTCTACAGCGACCTCGACGACATTATTGCGCAGGGGCACGCCCTCGCCCGTGGGGAGACCGTCGAGGGCCTCGTGGCGTTGGCCAGGCAGGAGGCGGCGTTCGCGGCGAAGTCGCTTGAAACGGCGTTACCGAACGCCCTGAATTACACCGCGTCACTTCCGCCGCCGGCAGTCCTCCGGTCGATCGTCACGTCGAGGCCCTTCGAGGGGCGCGTACTCTCGGAGTGGTACGGCCGGCAGACGGCCAACCTCCGCCATGCGGTGCGCAAGGAGATCAGCACCGGCATCGCTCAGGGGGAGACGATCGACCAGATGACGCGACGGCTCCGCCACGCGATGGACGGCGACATCGCCGGGACCCGGGCGATCGTCCGCACGGCGACGAACCACGTCACGAGCCATGCGTCGCACGCCACGATGCGGGAGAACTCCGAGGTCTACGACGGGTGGAAGTTCCTCGCGACCCTGGACCAGAACACGACGCTCGAATGCGCGGGGCTCGACGGGACGGTCTACGAGCTCGACGACACCTCGAAGCTCCCCCCGAGGCACTACGGGTGCCGATCGGTCCCCGTGGGGGAGCTGAAATCCTATGCGGACCTCGGATTCCCCGACATCGAGGACACAGACCCCGTATCGCGGGCCGCCCTGGGCGGTCCAGTCCCGGGAAACGAGGACTATCAGGGCTGGTTGCAGCGCATGGACAAGGATCCGAAGACTCGTCACTACGTGGACGACGCGCTCGGCCCCCAGCGGGCAGACATGTGGCGTTCCGGGGTCCACGTGAAGCGGTTTTCAACTAAGGGCGGCGAGACGCTGACAGTGGAGCAGGTGGCGCGGAAGGAGGGAATCGACGTCCCGAAGCGCCGCCGCCGAGAAAAGGCGCCCTCCGGCTAGTGAAAATGGGACTTGAATGCCGGTGAGGCGGTTGCTATCCCTTCCATGGGCGGTGAAGCCGCCCCCCGCCGAGGGTGAGGCCCTCGCAGGAGAATCATGGCAGACCAACCCCGAGCGATTCTGACCAGCCTGGACGACATCGGAGAGGACGAGACGATCCGCCTCCGCGATTGCTACGTCGAGGCATCCCAGGAGCAGGCCGATCGGTTCAACGACGGCCAGCCCTTCTTCATCTTCTCGCTTGCGAAGGCGAAAGGGTGGGGCAACGTCAATTCGAGCCAGTTGAGCCGCAGCCTCGAGAAGGCGCGGGCAGCGGAGCGCAAGCTCGCCCGGTTCGACGACCTCGACCCCGACGACGCGAAAGCGGCCATCGAGGAAGCGAAGTCCCTTCGCGAGGAGCTCGCGGAGGCGAAGAAGGGCGGCCGAGCGGCGAGCGACTGGGAGAAGCAGAAAGCGGACCTCGTGGCCGCGCACCAAGGCGAGATCGCTAAGCGCGAGGAGCGCATCGCGAAGCTCTCCGGTGAGTTGCACGAGAATCTTGCGATCGGCGAGCTCCGAACGGAGCTGGAAAAGGCGGGGTTCACCAAGCACCGCAAGCTCGTCGAGCCCCACTTCCGCGGGCTTGTGAAGTACGTTCCGAGCGAGAACGGAAGCCCGGGAAGGACGGTCGTCACGCACGAGGACGGGACCACCGAGCGTCTGGACCCGTCCACTGGTGAGCCACTGACCGTCGCACAACTCGCGGCCGAGGCTGCCGCGGGGGACCTGAGCATCCTGCTCGATGGTGATGGGGCTTCCGGGGCTGGATTGACCGGGACCCGGTCGACGACCTCCGCTCCTCAGTCGAAAGACGGTCCGCTGCGCAAGAAGGCGGACGAGATGCACAGTCTCACGAAGGACGAAATCGACCGCATGGCCGCGATGGGCCTTGAGGTCATCGAATAGCGACCGGCGCGACGCGCCGAGAGAGAACACCGAATCGCGGAGGCGTGATGCGCCGCGGACCGGAAGGCCCTCCGAGTGTAGGCCGGACGGGGACACCTCAACCGACCAACCTCTCAAGATGGAGGGCCTACAATGGCCGCCGTATCCAACACCTTCTCGGACATCGCCCCCAAGATCATCGGGCGCGCGATCCAGCTTCTGCGCCCGCGGCTGATCCTCTCCCAGGTCGCGAACAAAGACTACTCGAACGGCGAGGCCGAATACGGCGACACCATCAACGTGCCGGTTCCGTACACCTCGACGCCGTCCGCCGTCTCGCCGAACAACGTCCCGCCGACGCCGACGGCGCGCACG